CAAATCCTGAACGAGGAGAACGAAGTGTCCGAAGTCGAAGCCGCCGCCCCCGAAGCCGCACCCACCGCCCCCGCCATTTTCGCCCAGCCGCGTAAGGCTCCCCGCCTGCCTTCGGCCGGTGAGTGGATGGCCGCTTACCACATCGGAGGCGACACGTTCGCCAAGGTGAACGGTCAGGTGGCCGAGTGGAAGAAGGAGAACCAGTCGACCTTCGAGGCCGCCGCTGGTGACATCGCCACCACGAACACGCCTGGTCTGTTGCCGGTGCCCGTGCTCGGCCCGTTGGTGCAGAACATCAACTTCGTTCGCCCGGTCGTCAACCGTTTGGGTGCCCGTGCCTACCCGGACGGTGGAGCACAAAAGACGTTCGTGCGTCCGACCATCACCACGCACACCAGCGTCGCCGCACAGGCCGCCGAATTCGACGCAGTGTCCGCCACCACCATGGTGATCGCCTCCAACACCGTCACCAAGACCACCCTCGCCGGTCAGGTCACCCTGTCGGTGCAGGACATGGACTTCACCTCACCGGCCGCCATGCAGTTAATCCTGAACGATCTGATGGGCGAATACATGTTGGCGAGCGACAACAAGGCGGCAGACGATTTGCTGGCCGCCGCCACCTCAAGCGGCGTGTGGGACGGAACCACCACCGACCTCATGAAGTCCATCTACGACGCGGCTGTGGACGTGTCCAACGGAACCAACTTCTTTCCGGACACCATCTTCGTGTCGCCGGATGTGTGGGGACAGATGGGCCAGTTGGTCGACGGCTCCAACCGTCCCGTGTTCCCGTACGTCGGTTCGGCCGGTCTGCAGGGCTTCAACGCCCTCGGCGGCGGCAACGCCACCACATGGGTCGGTTCCAACCCGCTCGGCCTCGAAATCGTCGTGGACAGCAACTTCGCTGCCAAGACCATGGTCATCACGAACAGTCAGAAGGCTTTCGAGTTCTACGAGCAGGTTCGTGGACTTACCAGCGTCGAAGTGCCCGCCACCCTCGGACGCACCTTCAGCTTCCACGGCTACGTCAGCACCTTCGCCGCCGTGTCGTCGATGATTCGCAAGATCACGCAGGCCTGATCGGAGGGGCCGCCACATGGCGACCTACACAGTCCAATACGGAGTCATAGTCCCCGGCTACGTCACCGCCACCACATTGACCCCCAACGAAATCGTGGTGGGCGGATCGGTGACAGTCGCAGGTGTGGGAGCGGCGTACAACGGCACGCACACGGTGTACGCCCTCCCACAGTATTTGCCGATCAACGTCGACAGCGACGGCATCATTGAGTACGACACGTCGTATCCGATCGCCAACGCGGTCATGTGGGCTGACGATCAAGACCCGGAGTCGATCAACGCGATTACCGGCACGATTGCCTACAGCCCGACATGCACTTGGATTACCTACACGCAGATTCAAGATTGGCTTGGGATCACGCTTGCGGGTGGTGCTGAAACAGCGTTCCTGACGCAGTGTGCGGCCGCCGCCAATGCGTTCTGCTACCGCCGCCGCCAAGAATCCGGGTACATCGACGCACTTGCCACCAGCCCGTCAGGCGACGTAACCCTCGGCACGATCATGTATGGCGGTGCCCTGTACCGTCAGCGTGGAGCCATCGACCAATTTGCGTCGTTCTCCGACATGGGGCAAGCCCCCACCACTGGCCTGTCACCGCTCATCAAGCAGCTGCTCGGCATTTCGAGGCCGCAGGTCGCATGAGATGGCCTACACCGACCTGTTCAACGAAGCGATCGACGATCTGTCCGCTACGCTCGCCACGATCACAGGTTTGCGGGTCGTCACCGACCCCGCCAAGATCAACCCACCCTGCGTCTTTTTGGATGCACCATCGTGGGAATCGTGGAACGGCAACATCGTAAAGATGACCTTTCAAGCTCGAGTGTTCAGCCTCGGCCCATCCAACCTTGACGCACTTCGCGACATCCTGTCGATCTGTGCCAAGTTGCTGGATAAGAACGTGGCGGTGATGGACGGCCGCCCGGTATCCATCCAAATCGGCGGCCAAGAATTCCCCGCCTACGACCTCACAATCCCCCTACAGGCACAGGCAGGCTGACAATGGCACTCCGCATTATCTCAACCCGTATCGGCGAACTGGGAGCAATCTACGAACCCGTGGAAGGCATCAACGTGGAAGCGTTGATCGCCGGAGGTTTCGTCGAGGAAGTCCACACCGCTGGTAGCAAATCTGCTAAAAATAAGAACACGGCTCCCGACGCTGGCAAACATCCCAAGGAGTAATCATGGCCACGTCGACCTACCTGTCCAACCCTGTCATCACGATCAACGCAGTCGACCTGTCCGACCAGTGCACGTCGGCCACCATCAGCCAAGCGTTCGACCAGTTGGAAAACACCGCGTTCGGTGACACCGCCCGCAAGTACACGGCCGGACTGCAGACCAACAGCATCACCGTCGAGCTGTACTGGTCGACCGCCTCAAGCGAAACGTACGCCAGCCTCAAGTCGCTGGTTGGCACGTCAACGAACATCACGATCAAGGGATCGTCCGCCGCCACGTCGGCCACGAACCCGCTGGGCACCCTCACCGGCGGGTTCTTGGCTGAACTCCCCGTCGCCTACACGCTCGGAGAACTCGCCACCGTGTCCGTCACCTTCAACGGTGGCACATGGGCATGGTCGGAATCCTGATCTAAACCCAACTTGAAAGGCCCGACATGAAACTGCACCTGAAGGTCGACATCGGTGACGGCCCGTTTGTCGTCACCACCAACCTGCAAACCGTGATCGCATGGGAACGCAAATACCGGAAGAAAGCCGGCGACCTTGCGTCCGGCATCGGCATGGAAGATCTCGCGTTCATGGCGTGGGAATGCTGTAAGCGTGACAAGGTCGTGGTACCCGTCGAGTTTGACTCGTTCATCAGCCGCCTGGTGGAACTCGAGGTGGTGTCGGAAGAAGTGGTCGGCCCTTTCTCCCCGGCACCTACCGACGTTCATTAGCAGAACTGCTAATCAGCACCGGCTGGTGGCCGCCTGATGTACCATTTGACTTTGAGGACGTGGCGACCGTGGCCGCCATCATCAAGGAGCAGAAGCGATGACAGGGCCGACCATGGAAGTGCAGGGTGTCAAGGAAGCCTTGGCGATCCTGAACGCCATGGACAAGAAAACCCGTCGTCAAATCACCCGCGACTTCGCTGAAATCGCCAAGCCGATGGTGCTGGAGGCCAAACGGCTGTTGCCCGGCGACGCACCGATGTCCGGCTGGGAACGTGCCTACAACGTGGGCGGCCGCCAAAAAGCGTTGGCCCGCAAAGCCGTGTTTACTGGCCGTGTCCGCGAAGCCGTCACCATGGCCAACGACGAAGCCACCAGCCTGCTCCCGTGGAGCACCAGCAAGGAAACCCGCTCCATCAAAGCGTTCACGTCCGGCTCAAAAAAGAAGGCGGCCGTGTTCGGCATGAAATGGAACAGCCGTACCGCCACCCTGTTCGACATGGCAGGCAAATCAACCACCCCGCAAGGTGCCCAAATGATCAACACCCTGTCGTCCCGGTTCGGCAACCCGTCCCGCACCATGTGGAAAGCCTACGAACTGTCCTCAAGCGACGTTCAGGAACAGCTGCGGAAACTGGTCGAAAAGATCATGAACGAGTCGTCGTACGCCCTGCAATACAAGTACGGCAAAACGACCATTGCCAAGATTGTGAAGGTGGTGTGATGGCCGTTTCAATCCCCATCGTTACCGAGTTCATCAACGACGGAATCAAGAAAGCCGAACGGGCGTTTCTTGACATTCGCAAGCAGGTGTCCCAAGCCGAGGGCACTATGGGCAAATTCAAGGCGGCCGGCAAAGGCGTGTTTGATGCTGTCGCCGCAAACGCGGCCGCATTTGCATTGTCGGCCACGGCGTCGCTGGTGACGTTTGGTGTCAAAGGGGTAATGGCGTTCCAAAACCTTGCCATTGCATCAGGCAAATTTGCGGACGCCACCGGATTGGCCGTTGACGAAGCCTCACGTTGGATTGAAGTCGCTGGGGACGTCGGCATTGAGGCCGGAACAATTGAGTCCGCCATCGGCAAAATGAACAAGGTGTTGGGCACCACCCCCAACAAATTCAAGGAATTAGGCGTTGAAATTGCGTACACGTCCGGTGGGGCGATGGACGCCAACGAAACATTTCTGAACGTCATTGATCGGCTGAACGGCATCAAAAACCCAGCGGAACGGGCCCGCGTAGCCTCCGAACTGCTGGGCAAAGGCTGGCAAGGCATGGCCGAACTCATCGGCCAAGGTTCCGACAAACTACGAAAAAGTTTGGATCAGGTCAGCGGAGCCAAAGTCGTTGACCAAAAGGAACTCGAGCAGGCCCGCAAATTCCGTCAACAAATGGATGATCTCGGAGACAGCGTCGGTGACCTGTCAATGGCCATCGGAAGCGATTTACTACCCGCAGTCATCGCTTTGGCTGACGCTTTCTTGTTTGTGTACGAGAAAGCCAAACAATTCTTCGACTTGATGCAATTAGGAACCGACATTACGGAGACAGCCACGTTCAAAGCCATGGTCGCAGCGGAAGACATGGGCAAAGCATGGCGGGATGGTGCCCGATCAATGATTGACGCCCGTGATGCATCCAAATACCTGAAAACAGGTTTGGACGATGCCAGCGAAGCAACCTACGAACTGAACATTGCGTGGGAACAGTTGATGGGTCAATTCAAGGTTGACGACGCAATCCGTAATGCTGAACGCCAGGTGATGAACTTGCAGAAGGCGGCCGCAGAAGCATTCGGCGACCCCACCAAAATGATCGACTACGAAGAGGCCGTCCAGAACGCCTACGAGTCGGTCGCCAAACTAATTGAGATCATCGGGTTGTCCAATTCGGAGCAGAACCGAATCAAACTGCTTGTTGACACCGGCCAAGTGGAAACGGCGATCCGCCTGTTGGACATCATGGCGAACCATCCTGGCACCAGCCTTACGGACGCGATGCGGTTCCGTGGCCCTCGAGCGGCCGGTGGCCCGGTGACGGCTGGTGGCACCTACCTGGTCGGTGAACGCGGCCCCGAACTGTTGACCATGGGTGCTCGTGGCGGGTACATCACCCCGAACGGGGCTATGGGCGGAAACACGGTGAACGTGACTGTCACGTCCGCCGACCCGAACGAGGTTGTTCGGGCGTTGCAGTCGTACGTCCGCCAATCCGGGCCCGTGCCCGTGAATACTCGAGCAATGTGACATGGCACAACTCGGCTGGATCTTTGAAAAAGGCATCCTCGGGGCTGGAACAGTTTTCACCTCCAAGGTGCTTTCAGCGACCGTCACGGAAGGCCGCGAAAAATACCTTGACCCGTACTCAGGCGGCCGTCTGGCGATCACAATCGACAACACCGGCAACTACGCATCAAACTTTGCGTTCAACGACGAAATCGCTCTGTACACCGTCTATGCCCCGAACGGCTATGTCGAATACTGGACAGTGCAAGAGATCGACTTCAACGACTATCCGGGCAATACGGGCATGCCAACGGCAACAATCGTGTGCGTCGACGCGGTCGGCAGGTCTGGCCGTTATCAAGCGATTAGCAAAAGCCTCACTCAAACCGACACGACTACGCAAGCCACCCAGTTCAACAGTGGAAGCGGCGGCCCACTAAAAAGCGACATTGAAGTAACGGCCATCAGTACCGGAAACTCGACCGCCTCAGCCTCAACGTACACCGGCACAGTCCTCAACCAAATCAACCTGCTAAACGCCACAGAACGCGGATTTATTCGCAACGCCGCCAACATCGCGGCAGGTACGCAACGCATCAACTTTTATCCGCGAAAGTCCATCGGCCCAATTGCCACCGACTTTTCATTCGGCCGCAATTACGGCTCATTCGTGTGTGCCTATCAACGATTTGACCGCATCCAAAACGGCTTGCAGTTCATCAACACGGTAACCGTTTCGCCCGAAGCCGTAGCCGATCAGACAGCCACCAACGCGTCGTCGGTGACGGCATACGGCACCACGTTTTACAGTTCCGAAACGGTCGACTTCAGCACCACGCAAGCAAGCGGGAACGCCGAATGGGTCGCAAACACATTTTCCGACCCGAACAGCCTCCGGTTTGTCATCGAATTTTCCGATCGAGGACAGACGTTCAACCAAGCCGACTTTTACGCCCAGTTTCCAACACGCCCCGTTTGGCCGTTGTCGTACCGTCTTCCCGGTGCCGTCAGCGACACCACGGTGAATGTCGTTGTCGAAGGCTGGACATTCACCATCACGCCCAGCCAAACGATTTTCCGGCTGAATCTGTCTCCGCTGACCTACTACCAGTTTTTCACTCTTGACTCATCGACGCTGGGTATTCTTGACACCAGCAGACTCGGATGGTGAACCATGGCAACCCAATACACAGCAGGACTTTCGAGCGGGCAGGTGTTGACCGCCGCCACGATGAACAGCATCGGGGCCGCGACGGAGACATTCACGCCAACTATCGTCGGAAGCGGTGGAGGATTAGTCACAATTAACAACGGCACGTTGACCGGCAACTACTTCCGCATTCAGAAACTGGTCATCGTGAACTACGTCCTGACATGGGGAAGCAGCACGAGCACCACTTGCTCGGGTTTGTGGTTGTTCTCGGTGCCAGTCGGCAACGCCACCCGAGGCAACGCGTTCGGACGAATCCTCGATGCTGGCAACACCTACTACCGCGTCACCGGCCTCGCTGGGAGCAACAAGATGGTTTTACAGGCCACCGATACCGGCTCCGAGGTGCAGAACACGATCCCGATGACATGGGCAACCAATGACACCCTTGTCGTTACTTTCGTTTACGAAACGAGTGCATGATGACCATTATTCACCTACCCAATCCGAGCGACGCTCAACTCACCGACGACCAATGGCTCGACGGATGCCGATTCCATCGTGACCGTCTACTCGCCGAATCCGACTGGACACAACTCCCGGACGCACCTGTCGACCGCCAAGCATGGGCCGACTACCGGCAAGCCCTTCGCGACTTCCCGGCAACATGGAAGCCCGGCCCCACCGTCACGTTCCCGGACAAGCCGTGAAACTGCCCGTTGCCATCGTCGCCCTCACGGCCGCACTCATCTGGTGGATCTTCGCATGAGCGTCAACCCGTCCAAAGCCCTCATCGCCCTTGTGGCCCTGATCTGCATGACCGTC